GGGAGCCGGTGGTCGTCCCGGTGGTCGAGGAAGTGCTGGCCGAGAACGAGGCGCTCACCCGCCAGGTCAACACCCAAGCCGAGCAGATCGCGGACCTCATGCGCCGGCTGAAGGCACTCGAGGGGCCGCCTGCTCCCAAGAAAGGCGAGCCCCATGCAGCCGGAGCTCGCGCTTAAGTTCGGACCGCTACCCTCCCAGGTCGGACCGGATCACATTGCGGCGCTGTGCGCCCGAGCGGCCGTCGCACCGCCCGGGCCCTTCGTCGAGGTCGGCGTCTTCCAGGGTGGTACCGCTTGGCACCTGGCGAAGATCGCGCAGGAGCAGGGGCGGGACATCTGGCTGTACGACACCTTCGCCGGCATCCCGTACTCAGGTCCCAACGACTCGCACAAGATCGGTGACTTCGCCGCGTGCTCTTACGATGACGTCCGCGCGGCGATCCCCTACGCCCGCGTGGTGCAGGGCATCTACCCGCAAAGCGCGTGGGGCCTACTCTACGGGCCGGTGAAGCCGATCGCCTTCGTGCACCTCGACTGTGACCAGGAGCGCGCGTACCGCGAGGCCTTGGCCTTCCTCATTCCGCGCATGGCGAAGGGCGGGGTGATGTGGTTCGATGACGCGCCGTGCCTGCCGGGCGCGATGAAGGCGGTGGCGGACGTGTTCGCGGCCGAGCGGATCCGCGAGACGGCCGGTAAGTGGTGGGTGGAACTGTAAGGAGGACGACGAGATGACCTGGAAACGCGACGACCCGCAGGGGAACGAGGCGGCGAAAATCCGCTGGGAGCTGGTGCAGTGGACCCGTGGGCGGGTGCTCGACATCGGCTGCGGGATGTACAAGGCCTTCCCGCACTTCATCGGCGTGGACAACTGCGCGGACACCCGCCTTTTCGGCCACCCGATCAAGCCGGACGTCTTCGTCACCGATGCAGCGGACCTCGCAGTGTTTGGCACCGAGCAGTTCGACGCGGTGTTCTCGTCCCACCTCCTCGAGCACATCGAGCAGCGCCACGTCGTGAAGACGCTCAAGGAGTGGCTGCGCGTGGTGAAGCCGGGCGGGTACCTCGTGCTGTACCTGCCCGATGAGACGCTCTACCCGAAGGTGGGCGAGGAGGGCGCGAACCCGGACCACAAGTGGAACGTCTCGTACCTCCTCCTCGTGGAGCTGATGCAGAACACCGGGGTGTCGTGGGACCTCGTCGATTGGCAACGCCGCGATGCGGGCCAGGAGTACTCGCTCTTCTTCGTGTTCCAGAAGCTGGAGGAGAAGGACCTCGTCACCGGCTTGAAGGTGCAGCGGCAGACCTTCTCGTGTGCCACGAAGGAGCCGATCACCGCGAAGCGCGCGTGCGTTGTGCGCTACGGCGCCACCGGGGACATGATCCAGGCCTCGTCCGTCTTCGCGGGCTTAAAAAAGCAGGGCTATCACGTCACGCTGATGACCGCCCCGCCGGGCGACGACGTCGTCAAGCACGACCCGAACATCGACGCCTTCTACATCCAGGACAAGGACCAGGTGCCGAACCCGGAACTCGGCCCCTACTGGGACTACCACAAAAAGCGCTTCGACAAGTGGGTGAACCTCTCCGAGTCGGTCGAGGGGACGCTGCTGGTGCTGTACCCTCGCATGCCGCACCTCATCTCCCCGGCTGCACGTCACATGGTGTGCAACGCGAACTACCTGGAGTTTCAGCACGCGATCGCAGGCGTCCCGCACGTCCCTGCGGTGAAGTTCTACCCGACGCCCGAGGAGACGAAGTGGGCGAAGGCGGAGCGGCGCGCGTTCGGGCGTGACACGTTCCTCGTTGTCTACGCGCTCAACGGCTCGTCCGTGCACAAGCGCTGGCCGTGGATGGATAGCGTGATCAGCGCGCTCTTGATGGACTTCCCGGACCTGCACGTGGTGCTGGTCGGCGGCGTCGACGGGCAGATCCTCGAGCAAGGCTGGTTCGGCTGGGACAAGGACCCGGCCAAGCATGACGACGCGAAGAAGGTGCAGACGAACCCGCGCGTGCACTGCCGATCGGGCCGCTGGGAGATCCGCCAGACGCTCGCCTTCCTTGAGCAGGCCGACATGGTGTTTGGACCTGAGACGGGGATCCTGAACGCCGCGGCGCAGCTGGAGATCCCGAAGGTGCTGCTGCTGTCGCACTCGAGCGTGGAGAACCTCGCGCGCGACTGGGTGAACACCCACGCGATCGCCTCCGGGGACACCGAGTGTCCGGGGCGCGGGAAGAACGAGGCGCCGGCGTGTCACCAAATGCACTACGACTTCACCTTCTGCCGCCAGGCGACCTTCCCGAAGGAGCACCCCACGGAAGCCGGCAAGCCGATGGGCGTCGCGCAGTGCATGTACGACCTCGACTTCGAGTCGGCCTATCGGGTGGTGTGGCACGCGGTGACGTGGGAAAAGGAGCGCAAGGCGGGCAAGCCGGTCGAGAAGGGCCCGGCGCTGCACCTCGTGGGAGCGTAAGCGATGGCAACCAGCGGCCAGTACACCTTCAGCGTCACGCGCGACACGATCATCCGCAACGCGATGCTGAACATCGGAAAGCTCGGCGACACGGAAACCCCGACGCCGACCGAGACGTCCGACTGCTCGAACTTCCTGAACATGATGGTGCGACAGTGGATGGGCCGCCAGGACTTCGCGCCGGGCTTGAAGATGTGGAGCCGCTACCGCGGCGACCTCCTCCTCTCGTCCACCAAGGGGATCTACACCCTCTCCCCGACGGGCGACAACTGGGCGGCGGCGGTGGCCTTGCCGCTCAACCCGAACGAGCCGAACCTGAACGAGACCACGCTGACCGCGGCTGCCGCCATCAACGCGACCGCACTCTTCGTGAGCCTCGCGGCGGCGGCCGGCTTCTCGGTGAACGACTTCGTCGTGGTGCAGCTCACGACCGGGGACATCTTCTCGACGACCTGCTCGGCGGTGAACCTGGGCACCGGCCAGATCACGATCCCCGCGACCGGACTCACCGCCGCGGCCGCGTCCGGGGCGATCATCTGGAACTACACGACCAAGGGCCAGCCGCTCCTTGAGATCAACTCCGCGATCCTGCGCGACTCCCAGGACAACGACACGCCGCTGAACTACATGACGCTGCAGGAGTACGAGGCGCTGCCGACGAAGGTCCAGCCGGGATACGTGTCCGACCCCCAGGCGATCTACCACGAGCCGCAGCTCATCGGCGCCACCGGCCTGCGCTCCTCCACGCTCTACCTCGATGTGGCGGGTGCCCAGGACGTCACGAAACAGATCCACATCGTCGGGTTCCGCCCGCTGCAGTCGTTCGTGAATCCGCTCGACAACGCGGACTTCCCGGAAGACTGGGAGCTGCCGCTCTCGCTCGGCCTCTCGCGCCTGATCTGCCCGATGTTCGAGGCGGTGTGGACGAAGGAGATGGACTCGAACCTCACGATGGCGCTCGCGATTGCGCGCGAGACGACCCCGGAGACCTCCGTCGCTTACTTCCAGTGCCACGCGGACGACCCTTGAAAGTCAACGCAATCTTCGGGGCGGGTGTTGCCGGGAAAAGCTACGTGGTCACACGGCAGCGGCGCCTGAACTGCTACTACGAGAACCGCGATGACAAGGACAAGTCCCCGATCGCGGTCTACGGGACGCCCGGCATGGCGCTCGCGGGCGCGATCGGCACGAACGTCGGCGCCTCGGTGCGCGGGATGATCGGCAACCCTAACAACCTCTTCGCGGTGGTGGGCGGGATCTTCTACCAGCTGAACCCGAACCTCTCGACCTTCTACAGCCTCCCCATCGGCACGAACTTCGGCCTCGTCACACTCGCCACCAACACCAACAACGTGCAGGTCGCGCTGGTGGACGGCACGAGCGGCTACATCTTCACCGCCGGCGCTCTGGTGCCGATCGTCTCGGCCGGCTTCCCGAACGGGGCGAAGACCATCACCTTCGCGGCCGGGTTCTTCGTGGCGGAGAAGCCGAACTCCCAGCAGTTCCAGGTGTCGGCCGCCTTTGACGGCACGACCTGGAACCCGCTCGCTTTCGCCTCCGCATCGCAGTACTCGGACTTCCTCCTGGCGGTCGACAACCTGGTGGGAAACCTCCTCCTCTTTTGCGGCACGCACCTTGAGTTTTGGCAGAACGTCGGCACGACCCCGCAGCCGTACGCGCCGATCCTCTCGGCCACGGTCGAGTACGGGATCGCGGCGATCTTCTCGCGCGTGCACGTGGACAACTCGATCATCTTCCTCGCCCGCTCCCAGCAAGGCGGAGTGAAGGTGTGCCGGATCATGGGGTACCAGGTGACGCCCATCTCCACCCCGGATCTTGAGGCAATTTTCGCCACCTTCCCCACGGTCGCCGACTGTGTCGGGCTCTCCTACGACACCGACAAGCACCCTATGGCGCAGCTCACGTTCCCGAGCGCGAACCGCTCGTTCCTCTACGACTGCTCGACCGGGATCTGGAGCGAGACGCAGACTGGGCTCACGCAGAACTACGCCGCGCGCCACCTCGGCAACCTCTCGACCTTCTTCGGTGGCAAGCAATACATCGCCGACTCGACGTCCAACAATCTCTACGTCCCGAGCGCAACCCAGTTCACCGACAACGGTGCGGTCATCAAGCGCGAGATCATCACGCGCCACCAGCTGAAGGACTTCAACCTGTTCAGCATCGGGGAGCTGTACGTCGACATTGAGACCGGGGTCGGGCTCACCTCCGGCCAGGGCTCGAACCCGGTCGTCGGGATGGAGTGCTCGAAGGACAACGGCCGGACCTGGCTCACCCAGCGCACGAAGACGATCGGGATGCAGGGCCAGTACAACTCCTCCGGCCAGCGCCTGCACTTCAACCGCTGGGGGTCCTCGCGCGTGTTCACCTTTCGCCTCTGCATGACGGATCCGGTGAAGTTCGCGCTCACCGCCGGGGCGACCAGCGAAGGCGTGCGCGCGCAGTGAGCACGAATCTACCGCCGATCCCGGGGCCGCTGATCACTGCGAAGTCGGTGCTCACCGCGCCGTGGCTGTCCTGGTTCTACCAGCTCCAGCAGACCGTGAACTCCTTAAGCGGCGGGATCGGCGGCTCGGTGCCGGCGACCCGCGCGATCAACACGATCGCGCCCCTGACCGGCGGCGGGACGCTGGCCGCAGACCTGACGCTCGCGGTGAGTCTCTTTGCGGCCGGATCCGCGGGCATCGTGCCGGCCTCGGGCGGCGGGACCGTGAACTTCCTGCGCGCGGACGGAAGCTGGGTACCGCCGACCGGCGGGGGCCCGTGGACGCTCACCGCCGTCGACCGGATGGTCGCCTCCAACGCCGGCGCGAGTCAGACCGGCGCGCGCGTGTTCCTCGAGGGCGCGAACGCCGGCGCGAACTCGACGATCAGCGACATCATTGCCTTGGGCGACAACGCGCTCGCGGGCGGGATCACGGACGCGACGCTCGCCGGGTCGATCGTCATCGGGTCGGGGAGCTTCCCCGGATTCTTCAACTCTGACAGCGGCGGCCCGATCACCTCGGTCGGGTTCAATGTCGCGCCGCTCCTGGTGCCGTCCGGCGCCTTCGGCGGGATCAGTGGCGTCGCACTCCTCGGCGACAACATCGCCAACAAGTACACCGGCACGCGCTCGAACGAGCAGTTCTTCAACACCGTCGGGATCGGCTCCTTCGTCTTTTCGTTCCTGGACTCGACTATCAGCGGCGCGCCACCGCAGAACACGGTCGCGATCGGCTGGGGCGCCTGCTCCAATGTGCAAAACGCCGGGGGCACGCAAGAGGCGAACATCACGCAAAACGTGATTATCGGCACTCAGGCGGTGTCCGCTATTAAAGGGACCGCCCTCAACCCCCCGAACCTCTCCGCGAACGTGTGCATCGGCTACCGGGCCGGCCAACTCGGCGGCAACAATCCCGGTACGTCGTTCGTCGGGAACGTGCTTGTCGGCTCGTCGGCCGGCGACTCGTACGGCCTGAGCAACTGCGTACTGATCGGCAACAATGCCATCACGAACGGCTCGACGAACACCTCGCGCGGGAACATCGGCATCGGCGGGTTGGACTTCGGCAACAACTCGCTCAATACCGGTGAGCAGAGCAACATCGTGATCGGGGCCGGCGCGCAGAACGCCGCCGCCAACGTCCGCTGTCTCCTCTTCGGGGTGGGCTGCGGACGCGGCTCGATTGCCGCGGCGAGCGATCAGTTCCTGCTGGAAACCTTTGACCCGATCAACGACGGCACCCGTCGCGCGCTCCTGTACGGGCTGCTCGCGGCCGCCTCCCCTGGCGGGCTGATCGTGGGACACTCCACCCAGGGCACGAACCGGGACATCCCGGGATTCAACATCCTGAAGATCATCAACGGCTCGAAGACCGGAGTGAACCCGGTTGGCGGTGGGTTCTTGTACGTGAGCGCGGGGGCGTTGCATTACGTGGGCACAGCCGGGACTGACACCCCGCTGGCCGTGGCTTAAACGAGGAGGACGAGATGGGTATCGCAAAAGCAGTGATCGAGGTGGATCTGGCAGAGCTGACGGCAATCCAGCAAGGCCTCGCCGCGCTCAAGGTCTCGGCGGACATGACCGCGCAGGCGATCGAGCGGCAACTGACCGAGCAGCTCGCGAACGCGCAGCGCCAGGCGGCCGTCGAGGCGCGGAAGAAACGCAAGGTCGCGCGCGCGAACTCGCACGCGAGCCCGGAGCCGGCTGCCGGTGGTGCGCCATCGTGAACGAGCTCGCCACACTCGCGCACCTCCCGGTCGAGGAGCTTGAGCGGGAGATGCTAAAACTCCCGCAGGCGCCGTGCGGCGTGCGTCATCACTTCATCGCCGGGCTCTACATCCGCGAGGTGACGATCGCGGCGGACACGTACGCGATCGGACACCGGCACAAGGTCCCGCACGTGAATATCCTGCAAAAGGGGCGCGTGGCGATGGTGGGACCTGACGGGCGCACGATCGAACTCACCGCGCCGACGATGTATATCGGCCAGGCGGGCCGCAAGGTCGGCTACATCCGGGAAGACATGACCTGGTTCAACATCTTCCCGACCGAGGAGACGGATGTTACGAAGCTTGAGGCGCTGCTCTTCGAGAAGAGCGAGGCGTTCGAGCAGGCGGCCGCCGCGCTCCTGCCGAGCGCGGAGCCGGATCGGCTGATCGGGTACAACCGCGAGGACTACAAGGACTTCATCGCGCAGGCCTTCCCCGGCAAGACCGAGCGGCAAGTGCGCGCAACCTTCGGCGGGGACGATGATGTGATCCAGTTTCCGCGCGGCACGTACAAGGTGAAGGTCGCCCCCTCGCACATCCACGGCCAGGGGGTGATCGCGACCCACGACATCGCGGCCGGGGAGACGATCTGTGCGGCGAAGATCGGGGAGAACCGCACGCCGGCCGGGCGTTTTACCAATCACGCCCGCGACCCGAACGCGCGTATGCTTCGCCAGGCGCAAGTCGTGATGCTGGTCGCACTGCGTGCCATCAAGGGGGCACACGGCGGGATGGACGGTGAGGAGGTGACCGTCAACTACCGCCAGGCCATAGCGGAGGCTGCGAAGGACTCATGAGCGCGATTGCGACGGCGATTGTGGGTGGGGCGATCATCGCAGGCGCCGGGTCTGCGATCGCCGGGCACGAGGCGGCGGGCGCGACGACCGCAGCAGCGAACACGGCCGCAGGCGTGCAGCAGCAGGCGCTCGCCCAGCAGCTCGCGCTCGCCACGCCCTACACGAACCTGGGCCAGTCGGCGATCCCGACGTACCAGGCGCTCTTGGGGATCGGCGGCGGTGGTGCCCCAGGTGGAGCGGGCCGCGGCACCCGTCCGACCGCGGGCGCACCGGGTGCAGGCGGGCCGGGCGGCAGCATCGAGCAGACGCTACAAAACCTGCCCGGCTACCAGTTCCAACTCACCCAAGGGGTGGATGCGGCGAAGGCGGCGGCCGCCTCCGAAGGCCTCGGACTGTCCGGCAACGCGATCCAGGGCATCGAGACCTTCGGCTCCGGGCTCGCCGACTCGAACTACCAGCAGTACCTGCAGGACCTGCTCGCGCCGATCCAGATCGGCCAAGGCGCAGCCGCGGGCCAGGCCGCCAACATCCAGACCGGCGCCTCGAATCTCGGCAACATCGCCATCGGCCGCGGCAATGCGATGGCGGGGATCGACGCGAACGAGACCGCGGGCCTCACGCGCGCGGCCGGCAACGCGGGCCAGCAGGCGCTCACCTACCAGACGCTGCAGAACCTGAACCCGAACTCCGGCGCGCCGGCCGGGTGGGGCGTGGGCGGGCAGACCGGGGACTTGAACTACGGCCAGCAAGTGGCGGCGGGGTTCTAACATGGCCGGCTTTGACCCTTCAGTGATTGGCGACATCGGCGGCTACGGCCCGAACCCGGTCAAGGCGCAGGCGGACGCGCTGAACTTGGCGGGCGGGATGCAGACCTACCAGTCCGGTCAACTTGACCTCGCAAAACAGCAGCAGGCGCAAAAAGACGAGGCGCAGGCGCGCAAGCTCCTTCAGGGCGTGGACCTCAACACGCCCGAGGGCCAGGCGAAGCTCACGCAACTGCCACCGGAGCTGCGCATGAAGATGATGCAGGGGGTCGCTAAGACCCAGTCCGCGCAGAAGGAGGTGACGCTCCAGGACATGGACATCGCTATGCGCAAGCTCGACATCCTGGAGTCCGTGCAGGACCCGATCGTCGCGCAGTTGGAGACGATCAAGAACCAGCCGGGGATGACCCCGGCGATGCTCGACGCGAAGACGAAGCAACTCATCGTGCCGGCGATCCTGCAACTCCAGAAGGACCACCCGGAACTGCAGCCGGAGATCCAGCGCTTCCTCGCCGATCCGAACCACATGACCTACAACGGGCTGATCGCGGTCGATCAGCAGACCGCGACCGGGCGTCAGGCGCTCGCGAGCCGCCGCGCCGAGCGGCACCAGGAGGAGGTCGAGCGCGAGAATCGCAAGAAAGACGACCTCGCAGAGCGCCGGGTGGCGGACGCCGAGAAGAAGGACGCGGACCGCAAGCGCGAGGCCCAGGAGGGCATCATCTCCGACGACTCCGCGCAGCTTGCGGTCGATCGCATCATCAACGGGGAGCAGGCGCGCGATGTGCTCGCGAACTTCGGGCGCGGCAAGCAAGGCCCGGGGAACATCGCGAAGGTGCAGAACCTGCTCGCGAAGACCGCGAAGGAGCGCTTCGGGGACAAGGCGCCCGCGGAGATCAGCGCGCGCATGATCGAGATGAAGGGCTTGGCGAAGGAGCAGCAGACCGAGGCCACGATCGCCGGCAAGATCGCGTACGCGGAGAAGGAGATCGGGCAGATCGGGCCGAAGGTGCTGGAGTCCGCGCAGGCGATGGACCGCGGCTCGTTCGTCCCGTGGAACCGCCTGAAGCAATACACCGAGGCGCAGACCTCGGACCCGAAGCTGAAGCGGCTCAAGGCCTACCTCACCACGTTGTCCAACTCGTACGACGTCTTGGGCGGGCGCGGCGGCACGGATGTGGAGAAGCGCGCGCACAACCGCGAGCTCCTGGACTCCGCCGACAGCTTCGAGACGCTCAAGGTCGCAGTGGATGCGATCACGAACGAGGCGAGCCTCTCGCACACGGCCGCGCGCGAGTCGATGACCGTCGACCGCGATCGGTTCAATCCGGGCACCACACCAGCGGCTGGCGCAGGCGGGGGTCCTCCTCCTTCCCCTGCTGCCGCGCCCGCCGCTGGTGGCGGGGCAGGCTGGGGCAAGGCGACCGTGGTGCAGTGAGATGCCGACCTACGAGATTCAGGCCCCGGACGGCAATAAGTACCGGATCGAGGGCCCCGCCGGCGCAACTGACGACCAGGTACGCGCCCAGGTGCTCCAGCAGCACCCCCAGGCCGGCACGGCCAAGGCGGCAGCGCCGAAGCCGGACAGCGCACTCAAGACGGTCGGCAAGGAGGCGCTCGGCGGGCTTGAGGCAGCCGCCAGCACCGCGACCGGCATCGCCGGGGGACTTGGTGGCGGGCTCACCTACCTCGGCACCCTGGCCGCCTCCGGCGGCGACACCGAGGCGGCCAAGGCTGTCCAGGAGGACACCCAAAAGGCCCTGACCTACCAGCCGAAGACGCAAGCGGGAAAGGCGGACGTCGCGGCGGTTGGGAACATCGCGACCGCCGCGATCGAGCGCCCGACGGAGGCCGCCGGGGACATCGCGCGCCGCGGGGTCCAAGCGGTCGGAGGATCCCCGGAAGCGGCCGGGGTGGCCGGCTCGTTCGTCAAGACGGGCCTGCAGGCCCTCCCGTACGTCGCAGGTTATCGCGGGGCGGGCGCCGCCGCGCGCGGGGCGGAAACCGCGGCAGGGGCCGCAGAGACAGCAGGGGAGGCCGCAGCACGTGCACACGTCACTCGCACCACTTCTCTGGATTGGAACAGCGTACCTCCTGCTATCAAGAGGACCTTGTCCCGGATGGCTGCGCGCGGAGAAGACCTGGGACGCCTGGATCCGAAGGCGCTTGAGCGGGTCGCGCGCGCCCAGTCGCTGGACGTCCCGGTTCCAATCACTCGAGGTCAAGCTACCCGGGACCTGGCGAATATCACTGAGGAGGAGCAGCTGCGTCGGTCAAACGTCGGGGGCCCGCTACGCGCCAAAATGTCGGAACAGGACACGGCCCTACATCGAAATTTAGCCGCCGTGCGGGAGCAGGTCGCGCCGGGCTCGAAGGTCACGAGCTCCGCCGACGCGGGCCTCCCCGTGCAGACGGCCGCGCGCCGCAAGCTCCAGGTGATGAAGGGCCAGTCGACGCGCCTGTACGAAGAGGCGCGCAAGGCCGGCGACCTCGAGGCGCCCGTCTCGACCGATCCGATCATGACGTGGCTGCAGGACCCGGCGAACAAGGCGAACGCCGGGTGGGTCGAGCAACGCCTGCGCGCGTACGATGCGCACCCGGGCGGCAAGCCGCAGCCGGGGCAGCCAACGACCGCGCCGATCCTCACGATCAACAACCTCGAGCGCGTGCGCCAGGAGCTGAACGCCGCCACGCAAGAGGGCGGGACGAAGGGCCATTACGCGGGGCAGGCGAAGGGGGTGCTCGACCAGCTCCTCGACAACTCCGGCGGAGATGCCTACAAGAAGGCGCGCGCGTCCTGGCGGGAGTGGAACCAGGAGTTCGGCCGGCAGCGCGCGATCCGCGACCTCACGCGCGAGAAGGCGGGGCTCACCGACCGGCGCATCGCGCTTGAGGGCACGACCGACTACGTGCTGAAGTCCTCGCGCGAGTCGCTGGAGGAGATCAAGGCCACCCTCACCAAGGGCGGCACGGAGAAGACGCGCGCGCGCGGCGAGAAGGCCTGGCGGGATCTGCAGGCCGGCGTCGTGCAGAAGCTGCGTGAGGAGGCGGCCGGCAAGCGCGCGATCAGGAACGAGGCGGACGCGGAGCAGTTCAACGCCTCCTTCCTCGATCGGTTCCACGAGCTCGACCGCTCCGGCAAGCTCGAGGTGCTCTTCGGGGACAAGGCAGCGGCGAAGCTGCGAAAGTTCGCCGACACGGTCCACGACGTGCGCACCACCCCGGCGGACCGCGTGGCCGGCCCGAACACCGCGACGCGCCTCGCGGCGCTGATGGAGACCTTCGCGCACTCCACCGGCCTCTCGTTCGTCGCACGCGGGGTGCGCAAGGTCGGGGAGAAGATCCACGAGGGCGTGCGGGAAGAAGAACTCGCCCGCAACCCGCTCGAGGACGCAGCCGCAACGGGGGCACGGGCGGACCGCGCGGAGGCGCGCGGCGCGCGCGCTGGTAGGTTGACGCGCACGCTCAAGGAGCGCTATGGCGCGGGCAGCGTGGTGCAGTCTACCCAGGACCAGCAGTGAAGGTCCTGGTCATCGAGCACGAGGACGCTGGGTGCGGACTCGCCTTCTGTCTGCGCTGCATCCGCGCCGGCCACCAGGTGCGCTACTACGCCGGTAAGGGCTCGCGCGTCGGGGAAGGGTTCCCGGGCCTGCAGCGGATCGACAACTGGGTGTCGGCGTTGCGGTGGGCGGACCTCGTGTGGTGCACCGGCAACCACGAGTTCCTGCCGAAGCTCGACTACGCCAAGTCCCAGGGCGTGTGCGTGTTCGCCCCGTCCGTGCAGTCCGCCCAGCTTGAGATCAAGCGCGCGAAGGGGATGAAGTTCTTCGAGGATCACGACATATCGGTGCCGGATTACCACCAGTTCGCGAGTCTAAAGGAGGCGGAGCTGTTCCAGCGCAAGACCGACGCGCGCTTCGTGTTCAAGACCCTCGGAGACGAGGAGGACAAGTCCTTGTCCTACGTCGGCAAGACTCCGGCCGACATGGTCGCGCGCCTGCAGCGCTGGCAGCGCCTCGGCATGAACCCGAAGGGCCCGGTGATGCTGCAGGCGTGCATCGAAGGCCTGGAGCTCGGCGTGTCGCGCTGGATGGGCGCGGACGGGTTCGTGGGTCCCTACAACGAGAACTTCGAGCACAAGAAGCTGCTCTCCGGCAACTGCGGCCCGAACTGCGGGGAAGCCGGCACGGTGCAGAAGTACACCACCGACTCCTCACTCGGGGAGATGGTGCTCGCCCCGCTTGAGGCCGCGCTGGTCAAGCTCGGGCACCTGGGCGACATCGACGTGAACTGCATCATCGATGAGGCGGGGAAGCCGTGGCCGTTGGAGTTCACGTGCCGCCCCGGCTGGCCGGCCTACAACATCATGATGGCGACGCACCAGGGCGACCCGGCCGAGTGGATGCTCGATGCGTGCAAGGGCAAGGACACGCTCAAGGTGACGACGGCGATCGCGGCCGGGGTGGTGGTCGCGCAGCCGGACTACCCGTACTCGGAGAAGACGAAGGCGGAGACACTGGACATCCCGATCTACGGCGTGAGCGACAAGAACCGCCGGTTCGTGGCGCCCCAGTCGGTGAAGATGGCAACGCTCCCGCAGATGGTCGAGGGCAAGGTGAAGGACGAGCCGATGTGGGCGACCTGCGGGGACTACATTGCGGTGGTGACCGGGGTCGGAAAGTCTGTTAAACAGGCGTGCGAGCGAGCCTACCGGGTAGTGAAGGACCTCTCCGTTCCCAACATGATCTACCGCGACGACATCGGCGAGAAGCTCGAGGCGGAACTGCCCAAGCTCCAGGCGCACGGGTTCGCGGAGGAGTTTACCTATGGGTGACGCATGGCCGGCTTGATGTCGCCGATCACCCTGATCACGCAGATCCTCTCGGATCAGGGCATCGTCGGCGCGGGCTTTAAGATCAACACCTACGTCGCAGGCTCGGTCTCGACCCCGCAGAACACCTGGACCGACTCGACCCTCACGGTGTTGAACTCCAACCCGATCATCCTCGGGAGCAACGGGCGCTTCCAGAACGTGGCGGTGTGGGCGCCAGCCGGGACCGTGATCAAGATGGTGATCCAGGACGCGAACAACAACGTGATCGCGGGCCTGACGATCGACAACATCCCGCTGCTGAACGACCTGACCGCGGTCGCAGGCGGCACCCCGATCACCCTCTTCGGCGGCACGGACACGGGCGCGGTCAACGCCTACATCCTCAACTTCACCGCGCCCTTCTTCACCGCGTACGCCAACGGCATCACGATCTTCTGGATCCCCGCGAACACCAACACCGGTGCCGCCACGGTCAACGTGAACGGCCTGGGCGTGCGCAACATCGTGAACGTCGACGGCTCGGCGCTCCTGGCCGGGCAGATCCAGGCGAACCAGCCGACGGAGATGATCTTCTTCGGCGGCCAGTGGGTGCTGATCAACACCGGGCTCTACACCGGTCCCCTGACCGTCGGCGGCGCGACGACTCTCAACGGCCTCCTCAACGCCCTCGGCAACATCCAGCTCGGCGCGGCCGGCAAGACGCTTCAGGAGTGGTCACAGACCGCCGCCGCGCTGGTCGACGCCTCGATGGACTCGGGCACGTTTGTCGGGACCCTAGGAGGGGTGACCGGCACGATCACGGGCACTGTGGGGTTCGAGCGCGTCGGTCGGATCATCGTGCTCTTCGCCGATGCGACTATCGCCGGCGCGAGTAACAGCACCAACTTGACGCTGTCCGGATTGCCGGCGAGCCTGCAGCCGACGAACGGGGCGCTGATGACCACCCTCACCCCGTCGCTCATCGACAACACCGTCAACGGGATCCTCGGCACGACGCAACCGAACGCGGGCAGCAACTTCGTCACCTTTGCGAAGTCCTCGGCCGCCTTCCCCATCCAGTTCAATCAGAACGGCTTCACCAACGGCGGGACCAAGGGCATCCTCGGCGGGTGGGAGATGCTCTACTGCCTGAAGGGGTGATGGCATGACACGCGACGACATCATCGCCTTCGTGCTCAAGGAAGAGGGCGGCCTCGTGGACGACCCGGCGGATCCGGGCGGGCGCACCAACTTCGGCATCACGCAGAAGTACCTGGCGGCCGCGCAATTGTCGCACACGGACATGAACCTGCCGGCGACCGTTGACGAGCTCACGAGCGAGCAGGCGGCGGAGCTCTACCGGCGCGACGAGTGGTTCACGATCCACGGCGATGCGCTTCCGGCGCCGCTCGCGCTCCTCGTGATGGATTGCGCGGTCAACTCAGGTCCCAAGCGAGCGATCGAGATGCTGCAGGAGGCGCTCGACGGGGTCTCCGTGGACGGAGTGATGGGCCCGCACACCCTCTCGGCGGCAGGCGCGTCGCCTGGCATCGTGGATGAGTACGCGGCCCGGCACGCGGCGTTCTACGCCGGGCTAGAGGTGAGGGAGGGGAAGTTCGAACTCGGCTGGATGCGGCGCCTGATGCGGGCGCACCGCCTGGCGGCCGGTAATGGCTAACGGGGACGACAGCTTTATCCACTTGTTTCACACCGTCTGGAGCGGCGTGTTGACTGTGTTCGGAGGTCTCATCGTGTGGAACTGGAAGCGCCTCGTCGACCAGGTGGACGGGAAGGTCGACAAGACTGAAGTCGAGACCTTACGCAAGGAGTTGAGGGACCGCTGGGTCGCGCAAGACTCCATGCACCAGGAGAACCGTACCCGACTGGACGCGATTTACCAGCTACTCGCGCGCAAGCGCGGGCGGGCGTAGACTGCCGGCGGCCAGATCCGCCCACAACCGGAGATCCCGCATGAACGCATGGCAATGGTTCCTCGCCCACGGCGACAAGCTCCTGGTCGGCCTCTCGGCCTCGATCGCGGGACTCGAAGCGCAGGGCGTCCTCCCGCACTCCACCTCCGTCACGGCGAGCGCCGTCATCACGGCCATCCTAGGCGTGCTGCACACGATCGCGCTGCCCGAACCGACGAAGACCCCATGAACCGCGCCAACGCCCCGGCGTTCGCGCTCTTCATCCTGGCGGCGCTGACCGCCTGCGCCGCGCTCGGCATCAACGGCTCGCTATCGCTCGATGAGAAGCTAGCCGCCGCCCAGGTGTCGGAAACTGCGGTGGTGAATGCCGCCACCGCCGCGGTGCAGGCGGGCACGCTCTCGAGCACGAACGCCCAGCACGTGCTCGACACGGCGCGAACGATGGACGGGTTCCTCGCCGCGGCGAAGGCAGATGTCAGCGCTGGCAACACGACGAGCGCGCAAAGTGAGCTGGCGCTCGCGACCAGCACGCTCCTCGCCCTGCAAAGCTACGTGAACGCGCAAGCGCAAAAGGTGCACTGATGGCTGCCGCACTCCCCTTGATCGCTAACGGGATCGACCTGCTGGTCGGCATCCTCGGCGCGGCCGCGAAGATCGCGCCGATCATCCAGGCCGCACAGTCGCAGGGGCGCACCACACTCACCGCCGAGGAGTGGGCGCAGATCACCGGGGATGAGACGAGCGCGGAAGCGGCCCTGTCGGACGCGATCGCCAAAGCCAAAGCCCTGGGGAAGTAACCATGAAGCGCCTCTTCGTCCTCTTCGCCGCCCTCCTCCTCCCGATCCTCGCCCAGGCTGCGCCGACATGCGTAGTCGCTTCGGCGAGCGCGCCGCCGACCGCGACGCTTTCCTTCACCGCCCCCACGCTGAACACGGACGGCACGCCGGTCGCGACGCCGCTCACCTATCAGCTCTGGCAGGGGACAGCGAGCGGCGCGGAGACACAGAAGGCGGCGGGACTGACGGGGTCGCCGATCGCCATCAACACAGGGCTCACCTCGAACTCGACGGTGTATTTCTACGTCGTGACGGTGGACGCGAACGGCACGGCGAGCGTGCCATCGAACGAGGTGTGCAAGACCTTCCCGAAGGCGGTGCCCGGCACCGTGGTGATCACGATCACGTGATCTGCAGCGGCAGCGGGGCCGGGTTCTTCGGATCGTAGCTGACGGTCGCCTTGCCAGCATAGAAGGCGATCGTCGCGAAGCTCGGGCCCGCGGCGCCCGCCGGCATGATGGACAGCAGGAGGTGGTACGTGTTGCCATCCATCGGCACACCGACCGTCGCCGTCCCGCTCGCCAGGTCCCCCATCGCCTGCTGCCCGGTCGCCGGGGCATCCAGCCACACGAACCCGATGGTCCCGGCCTGCGGCGGCCAAGTGATGGTGAATGACCAGGCCTGGGACTGCGCGCGCACGCTGATCGCCGCGAGGAGACACAAGAGCAGCGCCACGAGCGCCCACACGATGGCCTTCCTCATTTCCCCCTCCCCTGCTGTTCGATGCGCTCGGCATCCTCAGCGTCGGTGATCGCCTGGCACAGGACCTCGTTCAGGTCCGTACGGTCGAGCGGACCGAACTCGAACCCATCGAGGAGCACGCTGCGCAGCTCCATCAAGCGCTGCAGGCTCAGGGGCTTACTCACGCGGCCACCTTCTGCGGGACGTGCTTGAGCACAATCTCGGCGAGCTCGTCGATCACCCCGTCGAGGTCCACGAGCATGTCCGGGTACCGATCGAGCGGGAAGTGGTGCAGGTCGAAGATCACGACGCGGGTGGGATCGCGCGTGTCGTAGCGGCACTGGAAGACGTCGTAGATGAAGCGCCGGCAGTTGAACATCGCGAGGTACGCGCGCCACTGGTAGCTGTCGGTGTACCGCTCCGCCTCGAAGCGCTCGGACAGCTTGTAGTCGCGCACCGTGAGTCCGGATAGCGCGTCGACCTTGCCGACGAGCGTCACGGGGCCGGAGGGTGTGTTCCACAACTTCTCCGCCTTCAGCTCCCGGATCGCCGGCACGAAGAGTTCGCCCTCGATCTGAAAGTCGAAGCGGTACCCGTCCTGCTCGAGCACATGCACGTCGGAGACGGCGAGTTCCTCGAGCGCCTTGTGGAAGGCGCGGGACGCCAGCATCTGATGCGAGGGCTCGGCGAGTCCGGACAGCTCAGCGATTAGCTCCTCAAGGCTCGAATCATCGCGCTGTGACCAGTAGCGGAAGGTCTCCAGGTCGGAAACAGACAAGCGAATCATCGTCCTACCTCCTTACCGTGAACGAGACCGACACCCCGCGCTCGGCGTTGTTCGCGAGTGCCCGGGTCTCGATGCCGATGCTCACGAGTTCGAACGCGCGCGTCACCCAGGGCGGCGCGCCTGACTGCGCAAGGAGGCATGTTACGCCCGCGTGGGCAACACCCGACACTGCGAAGTAGGTGACGACGCGCCCATCGCTCGGGTGCTTGCCGAGGACCGGGTTCGTCTCGTACCAGTGCCAATGACCGGGGTGCTGGACGAGGTCCAGGGTCTCCGCGGCGTCGACCGCGGCGAGGACCTGGTAGGCGCCCTCCTCGTAGAGGGTCTCCTTCGGCAGGCTCGCGCAGCCGAAGACCGCGATCAGGCAGACAGCGATAAGCACCAGCCACCCGACCGTCGACAGCACGTTCTCGATGACGTCCCTCACGCGGCCGCCTTGTCGAGTTTCTCGAAGCCGCCGGTGGCGACATCGAACCCGAGCCCGTGCGACTTCGCCGCGTGCTTCATCAAGCGCTTCACGTTGTCGAGCACCGCGGCGTCCGCCTTCTGGATCAACGGCAGGAGCTTGTCGAAGTCCTCCTTCGTCGCGCACTCCTCGATGCGCGCCTTCCAGTCGGCGAGCATGGAGGCGACCTTGGTCTGCTCCTCGGAGAGGGTGTTGAGCGAGGCCTTGATGGTCGCCACGACATCCGCGAGGAAGCGCGGGGACTTCGGGGTGTCCGGCACCGGGATCGGCGGCAGCTGCGCCGGGTTCTTACCGAAGGCGGTATCGGTGGGACTGAAGTTCAGGAACCTCTTTCCTCCCTGAAGATACAGTCGGCCCATGACGTCGGCCGCCTTGTAGACCTCGTTCTTCGAGCCGCCCTGCATGTCCAGGCGCTCGATCACCTCGTCCCCCTGGCGCTGCTCGTCGGAGTGGGCGATCAGGATCACATCGAGGCCGAAGGAGCGCATGAGCCGCAGCCAGGCGATGAAGCCGGCCTTCAGCTCCCCGAACCCCTGGAGCGTGAGCGCGCCTCCGCGGCCCATCTTCGGGTTCCGGGCGATGATGTACGTGGTGAGGGCATCCAGCGCCCGACCGGCGGTGTCCACCACGAGCGTCGCATAGGGCGCGAGGTCCTCCCGGGTGATGGCCTCCACATCGGACCACCCCTCGACGACGATCGTGTCTGTGCGGTTCCTGGCGCGGTAGGCGCCCTTATCGAAGTCGAGTAGCAGGGGCTTCTCGGCCGTGAACCCGAGCGTCGTCTTGCCGATGCCCGGGACCGCGTAGATGCACGCGGTGATGGTCTTGACCTCGATGACGTCCGAGGCCTTGGTGATGCGTAGCATGTTGGTCCTCCTGTTGCGTGTGTAGTCTACAGCGGCAAGCCTAGCGTTGTCCGGCGTGCTTCGTGAAGGGCTAGATATTCGGGACTCAGTTCACACCCGAGGAAGCGCCGCCCCAGGGATTCGGCCACGAAAGCGACGGTGCCGGACCCCATGAAGGGGTCGAAGATCACATCCCCCGGACGGCTGCCTGAGAGGATGCACCGCTCGACCAGGGCACGGGGGAATGTGGCGAAGTGAGCCCCGCTGAAGGGCTCCGTTGGTAGCGTCCACACCGTGCGCACGTTGCGGGTGGCGACGATCTTTGACACCGCGGCGCTGAAGGACGGGTTTTGCTTGTTCTTCCACCTGGTGTTGAACCCGCTCATCCGATCCCCGCCGCTGATCTGCTGCTGGGCGTCCTGTTTGCGGCGCCACCCCGCCCCGCGGCCGAACTTGGTCGAGTCCTTGAGGCCAGCCTTGACCCTGGCGTGATCCTTTGTGCTGTGAGACACCCCGGGCCCGTCTGCCCAGCCGGAGGCCGCCTTCGGGTTCACGCCGTGGCCGCGGCTGTGGGTGTTCTCGCTCGCGGGCTCTGCGATCGCTTTGGCGTCGTAGTGGTAGCGCTCGGAGCGGGAAAGGAGGAAGACGTACTCGTGGGACTTGGTCGGCCTGTCGCTCACGGACTCTGGCATCGGGTTCGGTTTGTGCCAAATCACATCCGAGCGCAGGTACCACCCGTCAGCCTGGAGCGCAAACGCCACCCGCCAGGGCATCCCCACCATGTCCTTAGCCTTGAGCGCGGCCTGCCCGCCACGCCGGTTCGGACCGTCCACGTCCGGGGGGCGAATCCTGGACTTCATCGCACGCGAGGCGCGGCGGAACTCCTCTTGCGTGCGCTGGCCGTTGATCGTCGAGGACCCGCCTACCCCGCCGTTCGCCCTGGGCGAGTAGTACGAGTCGCCATAGTTCAGCCACAACACCCCGTCATCGGCGAGGAGTTCGCGCACCAGGCGGAAGGTCGCGCGCATCCTTGCCACGTGACGCACCCACGAGCGCTCCAGGCCCAGTTGTCCGACCACCCCGTAGTCGCGCAGGCCCCAGTAGGGCGGGGAGGTCACGACGCACTGCACGCGCACCCCGTCCGCGATCATCTGTCGCATGAGGGCCCGACAGTCCCCGAGGTGGGTCCGGTCGACCCACTTCAAGGGACGGCCTGTGTACCGTTTCTACGGGTGGCACCCTCGGGGGCCGGCAGAGATTGGCGGCGGCGCATCCAGCGGCGGTGCAGGCGCACCGCCAGCCACCCGAGAAGGGCGTTAAGAAGCCTCATGGTCATCCCCACCGCCCGCGCGCTCGTCACGAGACCGCAGAACATCGTGGGCGATAGCGACCGTGGCGGCACCAGCCTCAAAGGCGAGGTTCAGGGCGTGGATGATGCCGCGGGAGGTGGAGAAGTCAGCGTCGAGCGCGATCCGCGCGATGACGTCAGACTGGTGGCTTTTGGGCATGGTCGGTCTCCTCATCCGATGAACGTCATCGGTACCGTTGAGCCTCACAGTGCCTGATGTTGCGCCCTTGGTCAACAGCATTGCGCAACGAGTCAACGGGGGTGTAGACTGCATCACATGACGAGGCTGCAACGCGCCGTGCGGGCGCTGGTGAAGACCCACGGGGGAGTAAGGGCTGCCGCGCGCGCCACCGGTCTTGATGCTGGGTATCTTTCCAGGCTGAGAAGCGGCTCACAGAAGAACCCGAGCGAGGCGGTGCTCCTGATCCTGGGGATTACCCGCAAGGTGACGTATCACAGTTTGGAGGGAGGATCCCCCGGCTCGGTGGCCTGACACGAACCGGGGGAATGCGGGCAGTGACGCAAAGGGGTTTGCCCGACTTGAGACAGAGTCTAGCGGAAAACGGTCGCACCCGTGCAAGTTGTCGTTATTGTGCTTGTGTATAATTCTGTGGATAAGTTGTGCGCAACATGTGCACACCGTTGGGGTAACTAGCCTTTTCCCTGTGCATAAGTGCCCGTTCTTAAGATTTAAGACTACAACTGCAAGAGATTTTGACGAGAAGGAGGCAGACCGTGAGCGGATGGAGGAGGTACCGCGGGCCGAAGTCGGACGCCCGTGTTCCACGTGGAACCAAGTACGGCGCGAAGGCACAGACGATCGACGGCCTGCGCTTCGCCTCCAAGCTCGAGGCAGCCAGGTACCAGGAGCTCGTGTCGATGGAGAAGGCCGGGGTGGTGAACTGGTTCATCCGCC